GCTTTATCTGAAACGTATAGTAGCTATGACGGAAGGGAGATGTGTGTTCATGTGTCCAAAGAAACTTAGTAAGCTTCTTATCCTTATCATCGAACTGCTCTTTTTCATTGTCGTAAGAACAGCGTGCAGCGTTCACAGTCTTGAGAGCAGAGTCGTTGAGCATACAATCAACGAGAGAAACCTTACTCTTCCCGTCTTCAAGAAAGTCTATAATTTTATTAAACATGTGGCAAGTCATAGAGGTAAATAGTCTAGGAGCATTATAGTCATGGTAGGCAGATTTAGACAAGCTTTAACAGAGATGAGAAAATCTAAGAAGGGGCGTAAGGGTAAGATGCCCAAGAAGTTCTCTGTTAGTAGTGGGGACAAATCGAAAGCTGGGGGTCTTACTGCAAAAGGTGTGAGGCGTTACCGAGCGGCTAACCCAGGATCCAAGCTTAAGACTGCTGTGACTACAAAGCCGTCTAAGCTCAAGAAAGGTAGCAAGTCTGCCAAGCGTCGCAAGTCGTTTTGTGCTCGTATGGGTGGTATGAAGAAGCGTCTGACCTCTAAGAAGACTGCTAGTAATCCTGACAGCCGTATCAACAAGGCCCTTCGCAAGTGGAACTGTTCTACGGATGTTAACCCTAATGCTCTTCAAAGGATGGCTGAAATGATATTAGAAGCTTGTTGGAAGTCCCACAAGCAAGTTGGTATGAAAAAGAAAGGTGGCCGTATGGTCCCAAACTGTGTTAAAAAGTAATTTAGGTATTTATTATGGCAAAGAGAAATAGAGAGTTCCCTGATTTAACTGGACCTAAAGGAAAGAAAGATGGGAAAGTTACGAAAGCTGATATTCTTGCGGGGAGAGGTGTTATACCAAAGGCCGACGAGTGGTTTGTCGATGAGGTGATGAGCCGTGTCGAGGAGAACATTCTTCTTGAAGAAGAACACATTCAAAATGTTCTCGCTGAAGCGGAAGAGCATGGCATCGACGTTGATTATCTCACCGAAGAAGAGTTAAGTGAACTCTTTGGCTTTGGTATGGATCGTTCGACGAGCCGTTCTCGTACCGCCAGGGCTCGTATGGGTGCTCCTAAAGGTAGCCGTAGGAGAAACCGTGCTGAAGGTCGTGTAGCGAGAAGAAAGCGTATAAAGAGTCAGCGGGCTTCTATGATGGATCGCCTTGCTCAGGTCTCTGCTGAAAGAAAGGCCGCGAAGGCAGGGTCTGCTCAAGAGCCTGCTGCTCCTGCTGCTGCGCCTAAGGATAATGCTGTTAAAACTCTTGCAGCCAAAGATAAGACAAAGGGGTCTGGTGAAGAAGAGAAGTCGTCTGGTGGTAAGCCAACTCGCGCAGCGTTAAGGCAAAAAACAAATCGTAGACTCAGCCAAGTGAAAAACGCTGCTACTGCACATGCAAACAACCCATACGCACAGCAGTCTAGAAAAATAGATAGCACTGACATCGTCCGTGGTGCTCGTTTAGCTCTGGCTGAGAGAGTTTTGGACATCTTGATGAATCGTGAAGACTAAAGCTCATACTCGACACCATTACCAAAGCTAGAACCAACTTCCACATCGACACCGAGGGGAACCTTGAGATTGATGTGGAAGTTTTCTCTTAGGTAGTGGTAGTTCTCAAGCTCATCCTTCACGATCTCCACAACCTTCCTAGTCTCGTTCTTAGGAGCAATCAGTTCGATAGAGTCGTGAACGGTAGCTACGACCTTAGCCTTCATACCCTTGAGCTTCTCGATTACACCAAGCATACCACACAGCAGGATATCACTAGCGGCAGATTGAATAGTGAAGTTCAAGCCTTGCCGGAAAGCCTCACGCCGAACATTCTTCAAGGGTGAATCAATGTTAGGGAGATTCCTACGACGACCAAAGATTGTTTTGGCATACTTGAACTGCTCGATGTAGTCTTGGATCGTAGCCATGTAACGACCCACGCCAGGGAAAGCACCCATCCACGAGTTAATGATCTCCTCAGCACGCTCCTCTGGGATGTTACGCTTAGATGCTAGTGTATAAGCAGTGCCTCCATATACCGTCAAGAAGCTTACCTCCTTAGCGATCTGTCTCTCCAGCTTGGATACATCATTAGGATCCTTATTAAAGGTAAGCCCAGCAGAGTAACTGTGCAAGTCGATACCAGACTTGAAGGCATGAATCATGTTCTGTTCGTTTGCAACGTGGGCAAGGACTCGTAGCTCCATTGCCTTCATGTCAATAGTGATAAAGTCGTGACCCTTAGGTGCCACCACGTAATCACGGATGTTAACATCAAGTGCCTCACGGGGGAGCGTGTGGAAAGACACACCAATCTTACCGTTCTTACCCCTTTCGATGTTTGCGCCAGAGTTAGAGATGCGACCAGTAACCGTGCCGTCGATGTTGTAGTTCACATACATACGGCTGTTGCCAGTGTTACCAAGTGCAGTACGAGCACCCTCGATGTATACGGAATGTAACTTAGTCAGCTTTTTGAACTCAGAGAAGCGATCAAAGAATCTCTTTGCAGCCCTGACCTGATCGTCAGACATCGCATTCAAGACCGATCTAGCAATAGAAATTTCTTCGTTACTCATTATTCAAGCCTCTAGCCACGTATTCTTCTTCAACCATCTGTCCGACCTTCACGAGTGTCTCAACGTTTGTAGACGGAGCACCTTTCTTAGTGAACTCAACAGGATACAACCCAAGCCCGAAGTCTTCAACTACTTCATACTGCTTAGTATCCTTATTCTTCTCCAGAGAGAAGATGACCTTGATGAGATCCTTAGTAGAATTGAGGTTGATGTCGTCACCTAAGTTAGCAGCTTCTCGGAGAGCAGCCTCTGCCTTGGCAATCTTGTCTACTAGTTCAGTACCGAGTTCTTCTAGTTTATCCTCGTCAATTAGGAGACCTTCAAACTCCATGTCTCGGAAGGCCATAGTAAGAGGAGCGATAAGTCTTTCATACAACTTCTCTAGTCCCCTTTGCCTAACCTCTTCGGATAGTTTTACATACACTTTTGCAGTTGCGTAGGTATCTTTAGCATTACCTTCAACACAGAAGTTTAGAGGGATGTTCTTCCAGTCAAACTTCTTACCTTCAACTGTAAGCATTAGAATTTCTCCTCAGGGAAGTAGTAGTAAACGAGATCGGACAAAGACTTAGGAACATCTTCCTTGTAAAGGTGCTGGAGCAACCTTGTGTCGTATACATTATATACCTCCTCAACGCCATAACGCTTGAGGAACTTGAGATCGAAGGTTGCATTCTGCAAGATCTTCCGATTATCCTTTCTACCCATCATCTGGCAGATGAACTTGATGAAGGTGTTTTTTGTGCGAGTGGGAATCTTAGCCTCGAAGTGATCAATCGGAAGCACAAGAGTTCTACCTAGCTCACCTGTATTCCTGTCGATCAAGGTCATCGACACTGTATGGATCGTATCCTTAAGGAAGTTGAGTCCAGTAGTCTCGATGTCGATAGCCATGTCCATCTTGCTATCTAAGAACTCGTCACGCACCTCATTCAATTCACTTACCGTCATGGCAAACGTGTAGTCTACCTGAACGTCTGCGGCTTGATCTAATAGGACGTTATTTACAGCGTTGTTTATATCGGTCGAGAACAAGAAAGAGTTTCTAGGCTCACTCACGACCTCGTAGGGGTGCTTAATCACGACTACCGGGAACTTATGTCCACCAGGAGTCTTCATGTATTCAGGCTTACCTCTAACCCTAGACTCAAGAGTAGACTTACCGTAAAGCATTGTAGTTGCAAGCTTTCCACAAGCGAACACAAGCTTAGGCTTGTAGCGTTCAATTGAATCAAAGAGGTGAGTGGTACAAGTCTTCCTAATCTCTGGGCTTAGGTTGTCCGGTGTGATTGACGGACACTTGACAGCAGTAGTCATAGCCACTTTAAATTTATTAAAGATGTTCAGGCCCGCGAGTTGATTCATGATAACTGAATACTCTTGAGCGCGGAAAGGAACCCACTCACCTTCATGCATCTTAGGTGACTCAGCGACGAACAGGATATCACATTCTTGCTCTACCTCCTCCTCCAAAATGGTGTGACGGGGGAGGTTCATTCTAAGGGCTGGACAACCGGAACACTTTGGATTCGGTCCTTTAAAACTTAGTTCGATCACAAGACTATGATAGGTAAGTGGCTTACTATATTGACAACAAACGATTTGAAGAACTGATAGGCCAGTTCAAAGCAGGAGACAAGGCTAGCGAAGATGAACTCTTCGCCATGTTCGACACTCTTATAGACCGACTTATCATGGCCTACAAGTTCAAAGTTGATCATGAGGAAGCCAAGCAGGAGTGCTTCTTACTCATACTAAAAGTCCTCAACAACTTCAACAAGGATGCTGGTCAGGCGTTCAATTACTTTACTACAGTAATTTTAAACAACCTAAGACTTCTCTACTCGAAGAACAAGAAGTATAACGAGAAGATGGAAATCTACAAGAACATGAGAAGCGGGAACTATATTCCAAGTTCCGCGCCGACCGATCCGTTGTAGCTTACAATTCTAGGAAAAGACTTGTGAATAACAACCAGTAAAGGAAGCTGGTGATAGTTAGCTAAACACGCGGTTGAAATTGTCTCCCGGTGTGACTTGATGGAGGACCTAATTACATCAAGGCAGTTAGGCACATCAAAGATATCTATTACGTTAAGATCTGTATCCCCATCCTGAGGCAATCTACTGTTGAAGTATTCGCAGGGTTTATCCCATTGATTCGTGATAAGATAGTAAGCAGTCTTCTTATCTTCAATGCTGGAGGTAACCACGGAATCCAAGTGTTTGGTATTCCGTATACGATTAACTCTAAAGTTATTCTTCGGTCGAGACATCTTGAGCTTCAGCAGTTTCGGTTTGCGCTTCAGTGCCCTCAGCTTCTTGCGCTTGACGGTGAGCTTCAACCAAAGCAGTGATCTCCTTAGTCATCGAGTTACAACCCGCTAAGAAGATCTGCTTGTAGAAGATCTCATCTTCAAGCTCAGGTGGCTTGATCATACAAAAGTTCTTGAAGGCTTCAGCTTCTTCCTTGGAAAACTTAACTTGGATTTTCATACGTCCTCTACTTCTCTCTACTAGTTTAAATTTTGAGTTATCTAAATTAAATGATATACGTTCTGACATGATCTATTATAGTCCTATGAAAGATGATTTTGATATAACACCACTAAAAAAGAAAAAGAAAGTTAACTCTAGAGCAAAAGGCAGTAGGTTTGAGAATAAGATATCTAAGATGCTGAACGAAAGGTTTAACACTACTGATTTCTGTAGGACTCCGGGATCTGGGGCCTTTGCCACTACACATAAATTACCTAATTATTTAAAAATATATGGTGATATAATTACACCAGAAAAATTTAAATATATTATAGAATGTAAAAAAGGTTATAATGAAGAACAAGTAAGTGATTTATTTAATATAAAATCTAATATATGTAATATGATAGATCAAGCCCATCGAGATTCCAAGAAATCTTCTAGAGATTTTTTATTGATAATCGGTCAGGATCGAAGGGAACCAATAGCTATAACTAACACGCTTACTCTACCAGTGAATGGATTCTACCTTAAAGGTAGAGTTAATGATGTAGATATAGCAATGTATAAATTAGCTGATCTATTGACCCTCAGCGATACTCACTTTTTCTTGGAGTAAAGATAATGCTAACATGATGTGTCTAAAAGCTTCATCAACCTTAGACTCATTCTTTTGCTCTTGAAGTTTATTAAAGTATTCCAGAGCCTCTTTATTTATTCTTGTTTCAAACTGACCAAAGAAGTCTACTACCCTGCCTTTATCTTTCTTACCTTCTAATGAATACTCAAAGTTAATACCTGCTTTAGTTCCTTTCTTTGTAAGCCTGAAGCCTCCATTGAAATCACCTTCTTCTTCTCCAGTGACCAAACTCCATTCACCATCATCCTTTAGGATAGAAGACCAAGCTTCTCTAATTGGATCGTTTTGTTTGAAGACGTAATCCTTAGATTTATTTAACCCTCTGTAATCACATAGTGTTTGATCATCATCTGATCCACCAGCGTGCATCATTCTAGTGGCTAAGTATTGCAGAGCTTGTTTACGTTTCCTAATTTGCCTTGGGTTTGGATTGTTTATGGTTGCGCCATTACGAATATCAGTGTATAGCTTGGTATCCTCCAGATACCTAATAACCGTCTGTTGAGCTTTCCTATACGTAGCGTCACTCTCTAGATCTGAATAAGATTTTTGCTCTGTCATCTTCTTAAGAAGAGACGATATTTCTCTAGCATGTGGAAGTAAGTCTAAACCTTGATTCTTCAGAGTTGATGTTAGCAACTTTTCAAGATTCTTTAAGTTATCCACTCGTACAGTTCCCTTACCAGGGCCACTAGATTTTTTGTATCTACCAGTTCCAAGATCCATCACAGAACTCTCTATTCTGGCGACGCTATCAAAATACTTTTTAAACTGACGAGGGTTATCAATACCTGCAACATCTTGAATTGTCTTCATGAAATCGCTTTTGAACTCAGTCCCTTCAACTTCTGTTATGCTTGGGAGAGTGTTCTTACGACCACCACCCATACTTGCTCCATGTCCTTCAAACTTCTTGTAGTTCTTAAGACTTACCTTGAGAGTATAAACCTTCTGACCAGGAGTGAAAACGTTAGCATTCTCCAGAAGCTCGGCCATACTGATGGATCCCCCTTCCTCTTTTACAATGCCCTGTGCGCCCCGTAAAGCGGTATCTAAGCTATCGTGTTCCTCAGGCTCTATATCTACCCCCACTCGTTTTGCAGCCGCTACAGCCTCTTCTCGTGTCTTGTAAACCTCAAGAACGTCCTGTCTCTGACCTCTCTTGGTTTCTGTGCCTACAGGTAATATGTAAGAAGGTTTACGACCTTGTAATGCAGTTCGAGAGTGAGCCATCATAGAGCCGAAGAGATTGTTAGGGTTGAAGTCACTTAGAGTTTCACCCATGCCATTAGCTATGTCAGATATGTCTTGGATAAGTTGCTTCTGGGAAGGGTCTAGACCAGAATACTTAACTGCCTCCACCCACTCTTCTGTACTTAGTTTAAGTCTTTGGAGTCTCTGTATAATACTACTTGTCTTCTGGACTAGAATTGTATCAAGGTCCTTACTAGCAGGAGTTTCTTCTCCCTTTCTGCCTCTCTTTAGCATCGCAAGACTAAAAGCCTCTAAGATTTCTTCAAAAGCAAATCCTCTGATAGCATTATCATTCTTACCACCAGAACTCTTTGCTCGAACGTTTACTGATCTAACTGGCTTGTTACACTTAGCAGCAGCCTTTACTAATAAGTTTCTTAATGTCTGCTGTGGATCTGTGAAAGAAAGAGCAGCGGTCCTATCTCCGCCGTCACCTCTAGGGCTTATGATAATACTGTCTCTTGTCCCTACGTGTATAGCGAAGTCGTTAGTAATATCACTACACTGCTCATCGGAAGGATCATCATTAGAGACTAATTGAACTAGATCGCTTAAGCTTTTCGATACGCCAATACTCTGTGGCCCATCTGGCCTACGATCATTAGATACCCATTCACCATTCTCAAGAAAGAGAACATTCTTATCAGCTAACAGCTTACTCTCAAAAGAATCTGAAGCCATGCCAGTAAACTTGGCCTGATACTTTTCTAAGCTACCATAAGCATCGGTCTGGTCTTGCTCCATCTTGTCCCAAACATTCGGAAGGTTGGCAACAATGGCCTCTAGGTTAAATCTCACAGCATCTTTCTCTTGCTGGTTTAACGCTGTGTCTTCTGCATTATCTAAGACTGAACCTGCCCTCAGTGCTTCTTCTTTCTTCTTTTGACCCTCTGATTTAACTATCTCCTCGTCACCGACGAGAGATCCAATAAACTGATCAAATGATTTCTGAGAACTCTTTATACCAAGGCTGGGTAACCAGTCACCACCTTCTGTCGGATTAAGGCCAGCAGGACCTCGGGCTGTGAATAGGTTATTGTGTGTAATTAAAGTTCCATTATGGCTTAGGTACGTATACTCTTTACCGTTGATAATAGCTTTATAATTTGTTTGTAAAGTGCCGTCTTTTGCGGTGCGACTGCCGAGCACCTCCCACTTACTATCAGGATTATTCAGCCTAGCAATGGCTTCTCCAACCTTTGAACTATTATCTTCTTCCTGCTCTAGTAAGAGTAGTTTTCTGTTATGAAACTTACTGTAGCTCTTGAGTATATCTGTTTTTAACATATCTTATTATAGACAAATAGCCTTCCCTCTATATTTAGAGAGAAGGCTACCATGTTAGAGGTTAGGAGATTGACTAGATAACAGAGTTAGGGTTAGAGTGGTTTTGGTTTTTACCAATACGAGTTCCAACGTAGTTCAGGAAGTCGAATCTAAAGGTAACTGTAACCGTGGAGAACTCATTAGTGCTGTAGTTTTTCTCCGAGTAGACAACCTTCTCAGGGTAGACACCCATCAATTCCACAGCAGCCACAGGTTGATTCTCACCATTCATCTCGACGATAGACAACCTCTCACCCTTGTAGATGCGACCGCCACCCGTTCTGTAACCAGCTTTACCCGTAAGCGGATTGTAGACTTCCTTGAAGGCAGACCAGAGAGCGTTAGTGGACTTCTTCAGGAGTAAGTTATCGAAGGTGATTTCAACGGGTTCATAAGTGACCTTACCAGGGTAGTGAACCTTATCGTTAAGTCTATCTAACGGGATAGATTCAACACCATAAGTGATTTGACCAACCTGCTTCGCAGCTACAGTAACGTCTCCAGTGATGCTTTGATTACCAATAACGGAGTTGAATTTAGAGAAATCAACTTCAAACTGATAAGTTTTGATCGTTTCAAGATCTGTCGAGATCTGAGGCAGTGGACTATTAGTGCCGGTGGGACGATCTAAGCTTCTCTTGAAAATACTTTCTTTAGGTAAAACCATTTATTTTTCCTTAACTAATTGTTGCTGACTGGCTCGTCAGGTTCACTTCAAAGACCACAGTCTCAGCAGCCTTCGTTGGCTTGATTGTAACCGAGCACCACAGTTCATTTCTATCAACTCGCAATGGAGTGTTCGTCGAGGCATCACACTTCACAGCACCCTCAACAATACCTCTTCTCGCAGTTAAATCCGTTAAGAAAGGACGAACCGCAGCTTCAACTTGCTCCCAAGTGAACGAATCATTAGGCTCAAATTGGAAGGGCTTGCCAAGCTCCAGCAAGACCTTTCTGATGTAGATCATCAGTCTTCTCACGTTAACTCTATCAAGAGCCGTTGGAAGTCTTTGAGCAGTCTTTTGCCCGAAGACAGTGATACCCGTCTGAGGTTGCTTGCTGATCGGGTTGATGTTGTTCGCGTAAAGCACATCACGATCACCCTGGTTAAGCACAAGCTCAGTATCCGTAGGCTTGGTCAGGCGACCTCTTCTAAAGCCCGCAGGAGCGAACCACGGCTCTGCAACGCTGTCTGTGAAGACACACTGGCGAGCAGCGAAGATCGCAGGATCATACCACTCTTCCTTACCAGCGAATGGGTTGAAGACCTGAACCCATGGCCAGTAAACAGCAGCGTAAGAGTTGTTGAGAGCAGCCGTTCTGGCACCCTGACCGTTTATCCAGTTGACTGCATCTTGCACTTCGTCTAAACCATAAGGAGGAGCAACGAGAGCGAAGAAGTTCTTGGAAGTTTCGCCAAGAGTGATGAGTTCGTTTTGCAGAGCATCATCACTGAAGCCTGGGGCAACAGCAAGAGAGATGTTCAGAGTATCATCATCGAGAGCGTAAAGGCCAGTCTTATCCGAAGCCTTACCAATCATCGCTGTGATATCAACACCACTTTGAGGATCCTCAGTGGTGCTCCAACCACTGTTACCATTAGCAAGACTCTTGGTGCCTTCAACGAGCTTCACAAACCTAGGAAGGACACCGGCACCAGGAACATAACTACCACCATAGTTGTCGTTTCCTTTGACGCCAACACCCGTAACTGTGAGACGCGCACCCCAATCATCCGGCAGACCATCGTAATCAGCACCTGTATCATCTTCGATACCGACATAGATGTAATCCGAATTGTTGTTTAACCAGTTGTTTGCCGAGTCCTCAAATAATAACGACTCAATAAAACTAAGGCTAGAAGGCTGAACGTTTATATCAATTGTCTCAGCCGCACCCCCATCAGAATTGACAGTGAATCTGTCTTGAATAGAAAGGTTATCAACTTCAACAGAAAGACCCTTTGTCTGACCCTCATTATCAACTCTGAGGTTATAACCAGAACCTGGGTAGACAGAGTAAGTGTTAAGGTTTAAGCCAGCAGAGACAGTGTAACCATACATCGTCTGATTCTTAATAGTATTAAATGAAACACCGTCAACACCACTAGCAACACCGTTACCCAGCATTGGGATGAACCCCATATTTTGCGCGGAGAGAGTCATGTAGGCACCCGATCCTGCAAATCTAGAGGCTAAGTAAATGTTACCATTCTCAATATAAGAGATGACGTTTTGAGTACCATTAGCGTTTCTATCGAAAGCAGCGGCCATTACCTTTTGAGGAGTATCATAACCAGTAGTGGAAGATGCAACAGTAGTGACAATCGAGCTAGCAACAAAAGTACCAGCATTATTGTAAACACTGTAAGTTATGCTGGACGGTTGTTCAGCAGTGAATCCACTTACTTGAAATGCAGGACTGACACCAAATTGAACTTGAGCACTCGCGTTAGCCGCATTTGTATTAGCCGCTCTAACGAAGTACATCTGGTTCGTGGCTTCTAGGATCTCGATAGCACCCTCCAGACCTTGACCAGGAATCTCAGTCTTAGGCTCACCAAAAATTCTAACAAGGTTTTCAGGGCTAGTGATGAGAGTGGCCTTGTTAGTTGGACCCTTATCAGCAAACCCCACAACACCCACAACGCTCGAATCAATGTTAGGAGCAAAGACAGAAACGTCGTTTTCTAAGACTACAACAGAGGGACTAGTAGGGAGAGCCATGGATTATTCACCTTTTAATTTTATTTTCTTTCTAGGAGTTGTTATGGGTTGCGGCTTAGGATCCGCACACAATGTGACTTTTAACATTCTTCTCGAAACTAAGGTATCAAGAATCTTACCACCCCAAGAATTTGGGACTTCAACTTTTTGTTTAGGCAACAGGTAAATTGTCTCGTTACCCCCAGGCTTGGTAAGGACTAAAGAAAGCCCTTGTAAGCTTGTGTTTTTTATAGTTTTCATATCAAAGCTCCCAATATATTTACTATTAAGGGTTGTTAAAAATAATTAAGTTATTGACCCTGTAAAGATAGATTAGTAATTGTTAAAGTATTACCTTCGGATACGTTTTGATCTGATCCAATATCCCACCAAGCATATACATTATTCGTACCAGTGGAAAAATCAAAAGGAGAACCCGAGGCACCAGCATCAACTAACACAACATACCTAGCATCAATAAACGCTCCTGAATATTGAAATCCGTCTCCTGCTGTCTGAAGAACTGCCCGTACAGCACTGGCTAAACCTAAGTCTTCAGCACTAGAGACATCAAAGTTTGCAGCATCCGAAACGCCGTCTCTAACAATAATTAGGCCAGACGTTCCACCTTCAATGCCCGTTGGCTTATCAAGAGAAGAGACAACACTTAAATCAGCAGTCGAAGAAGTATTAACTGTCCAATCGCCTGCTTCCCCAGAAGAAGCCAAACAAAGTCTAAAAGTGTCCCCAATAGCACCAGAAGCGAAAAACTCTTCAAACATCTTTTGCTTGCCTAAATTAGTCCATACCATAATTATATTCTCCTACCTTATTTATACGTAAAGCTTAATCAAACGTGTATAAAATTATGCATCAAAATCTGCATCTGTAACCATATTTGCAGGCAGTCTTATATTTATAGCTGAATCAAGGGAAACAGTATCCGCTAATACAGATACCCCTGGAGATCCAATGTTACCGCCTATTTCAACACTTAAGTTGCCAATAAACAATGCTGTCACTATACTATCTAGAGAAACAGAGTTGGATACCTCAAACTCAACAGTATTAACAGAAAGAGAGAAATCTGGTAAGAATAACTCACCCGAGTTAGCTGCCGTCTCGTAACCAAAGTCTACAGCTTGTAAATTAATGACGAATCTATCAAGTTCATTTATATCTGAATTAAGAGCTAAATCACCAAGAGTTAAAGTCGCAGATGCAAAAGTTTCATCTCCAAGTCGAACTCTGAGAGTGTTTGTACTATTTAGATCAACTCTTGGATTGTCGTTATCACTAATATCATATTCAAAAAACCCAGAATCGTCTGGATCATCGCCGTCTATAGGTGCTTGGTTGGAAACAATAACTCCCGGTCCAACAATGTCGCCACCAAACTCCGTCTCAAAGTCTCTTACAATAAGACCAAAGAAAAGCCTGTCTAAATCATCAAGAACTACATTGGGATCTTCAGGCTCTATGGGGATCTCAGGAACGGTAGGTAACGGAGTGTCTGTTACTCGATCAACCCCTCTAGTTAAGTTAGTAGAGAAGTTCTTACGACGCCTACGATTATCCTCGACGTTCAGTATAAATGTAATGTTTCCCATTTATACGTTAAACTCCTCTATCTGTCCTGTGTTAGTGAAGAAGAACTTAGGGCTTGGTATGTAAGTCTGAAGTGTTACGTCGATAGTCTTCTGCAAGACTCGATCTTTGGTATCACCAGCTATGACAGAACCGACAGATCTCTCTTTATTTAAGTAAGCTCTAGTCTCTCTACTATGGTTCGTAGGTACAACTAACTCTGGATTAAACAATGAAAATATGCTAGACCTTAACATATCAAGATCTGCTTTATATTTACACCATATATTAATTTCATATGTGATGTTAACAGCCCTGGGTGCAAGACTCAGAACTCTAGTTGCTCTTCTCTTATCTTGATCCCAATAGACATCTTGAAGAAGCAAAGGGCTGTATCTCTCCCTCTTTTCATCACGAGAAGAGTCTACCTCAGAAATAGATATGAAGGGTAAGACTATATTGTTCTCGTTCTTCAACCGACCAGCGATTCGCTCTGCATTGCCATGAGAGCAATCCACTTTAATTCTATTTCCGTTACCGTCGATGTAATAGAGATTGCTAAAGGTAGCAATCATTTGCCTAAGACTTTCTTTGTATACGTTATCGATCCTAGGCAGTAATCTAGTCTCAGTCATCTTTACAATTTGTTGTTTGATGTCATAGACACTCATCTACCATAACCCCCTAGCTCCTCCGTTTTATCAAAGAAATCCTCATTGTGAATATCTTGAGTATCTCTCAGGAGCTTCGCATGAGCTAATAAGTGGTAGACACCATAAGCTTCAAAGCTGTCTTCCTGAACTTCGAATACTTCAAACTTTATATCTTGAAACTCTGGTTGAATTATGTCACCGATCTGTATTGGATCTCCAAGCATACTCTCAGCGTAAGACTTGTTAAAGACGAAGACCTGATCTAACTGCATCTCAACTCCAAATTGAGTTAAGTTCTCTTCAACAGGTCTTGGATCGTAGTGTGCCCATAGCGTCACAGGTTCATGAGCTATTGTCTTCTGCCTAGACTCTTGATACACTTCATCAATATCATTAGAGGGAACATACTTAAACACCTTCACACGCGATCCTGAAAGCTTAATGTTCTCAGCATCTATGAGATTAAATAAATTCTTGTCGTTCTTCTTTTTAAACAACGACAGCCGAGTATCCCTTTCCTCAGGAAAGTTAGTAGGAGGTGTGGTTACCCTGTATCTCATTAGATTATGTCAAACAATGGAGGAGCTTCAATTTCAGTCATCAACTCTTCCATTAACTCTTTCTTATCATTAACAGCTTGCTGCATGAGTTCTGTACCATTAAGTCTAGTACCACCACCTGGACCTGGGAGATTGACATACTTCCCTCTGATGCCAGCTAAGATTTCCTTGCAAAGAGCCAACGCATATCTTTGCAACCAACTCTTGTAGGCATGGTGAAGAGTATTTGGATCAAAAGCTCTGAACTCCAGAATTACTGATTCATCATTGTGCTCTGGCTTAGGCCAAATGTGTAAGTACTTATTGTTGACAAGCTGCCAAGTAGACATCTGTCCTAAGACATTTTTTACTTGCTTGAGGTATTGCTGCATAAGAAGATACTGGCTAACATTATAATTATTAAATAATCCAGTATTCGTAAAAAACATGACAGCAAAATCGTATTCGAGCGATCCGGGGCTTGCTCCGAATTTGAAGAAGTCTCGTCTGTACCAGCAGTCATTTAAATTATCTGCAACCTCCTGAGGTAACTCATAGACATTTATACCTGCGGAGGTATCAAACACAGCATATTGTGTCATCCAATCAGGCGCATGGTATTCAAGCTTAGAGATGGCTTCATCAATACAAATCTGTATTTGAAAGTCATCAAGCTCAACATCAATGATAGGAAACCCTAACTTAGCTAAAACGTAATCCTTTATTGTCTTGTTAAAGTTTTTAAACTCGCTTACGTCTTTAAAGTCTTTATTATTCAAGTCGGCATCTTTAGGACTTTTGTAGTCTTCTAATCGCCTACCTCCGTAAGCTCCATAAGAAGAACCATAAGATGTAACTATTGGGATTCCTATTTTATCAGACATGTCATTATATATTTACTCTACAAATGAAAAAAGGACTCAGTATAAAACTGAGTCCTTTTTTCCGTTGTTAGCTTGGTGCTAATCTTACAGATCACCACCAACAGTGTAGTTACCATTGAAGGGAGTGCCTTGATGATGCGTGTTCCTGAAGATTTCAGGCGTCAGGAAGTCACTACCAGCACCGATAACTCTGATCACGCGGTAGAAGCGCGACGCAGGTTGTGTTGCGACCTTGCCGTAGCGAGTCAGGATGCCCTTTCTCGGCTGGAAGGTCTCAGGATCAACAACCGTATCCAGAGGCTGAAGCGGGATGTATGGGCAGTAGAAGAAGCCAGCATCCATCGCGTTCGAACCCTTGTAGCCGACGATGATCTCGTCTTCTGGGAACATCGGGTCGATCACAACGTCATACTTGCCAGCGAACTTGCCAGCGTATTGAATTTGGTTCGCACCCATATTGGTCGGACCATCTTCACGCGCAAGACCACCTTCGAGCTTCGCAGCCGACTCAAGGAACGAGGCCATCACAGGCGACATGATCAGGACGTTGCCAGGACCACGCAGGGTCGTGCGGAAGATGTCCGTGCTAGCAAAGTTGACCAGAGCCAGGATGTTCGAGTAGGCTTCGCCAAGGTGACGAGGACGAAGGTTGTTGGTCGAACCTTCAATAAAGTTCTTGATATCCATCACGTAGATGTTCGAGTATTTGCGGTCGATACCACCACCGCCACCAACCTCGCTCTCTTCAGCAGCAAGCTCAGTCTTGAAGTCATACTCGTAAGCACCCGCAACGAACGTGCCACCAGGAGTGGTCACATTACCACCAACACCACCGATACCCTTGAAGTCATCAGCGCCACCTTGGTAGAGCGACTCCAGGTACCACGCAGAGCCAACGGCACCAGGACCATAAGCGATCATGCGGATATCTTCAATCAGTTCACGGTCGATTTCCAGGTTCATTTCCTTCGACAGGAGGTCCGTGAGTTCAGCTTCCATATCCAGGTTGTGATAAGCCTTCAGGTCTTGAGCAGCCTCAAGGGTCCACAGGGCTCTCATCTTACGCTCACGCGCTTGCACGGTTTGCTTTTGGATGTGAAGGTTAACCTCAGGAATC